TGAAAAAACACTACAATTTCCAAATGGGACTGAATTTAAAGTAGCATCGAAAAATACAGGATACGCTTCTTCATATTTCACTCATTTAAAATCAGGTAAGGCAATGCCAAGTGGTGAAGATTGGGAATCTTTAATCATCGTTGCATTCAACGACACCTATAATGGGTATGAGTGGGAACGTGCTGAGAAGTTTTGGGCAGATTATGGTGATGATGCAAGAAAAATTGCCGAATCATTTAAAAAAGAGATTAAATCTAAATCACTTTCACAATTAGGTGCATCAACCGCAGCACTAAACTCCGATTGGGGTGGTTCTAACAAAACACCAAAGACTGATATATTGGGTGATACCAATGAGAAAATCTCACTAAAGAAAGCAGGTGGGTCACAGCTAATGAGTGGTGGCCCAGAGGAAGCACTCGCAACCTTTGATGCGGCAATGAAAATGGTGGGTCAGAACAAACCAAAGATTTTAGATTCATTCTTAAATATATTAGAAGACAAAATGGGTAGGATGAGTCAAAAGGGTACAATCACAGCACTTGAAAAATTAAGAGATAGTGGTGAAACACTAACTAAAGACCAAGAAACTGCGATTGCAGAGATGAATCAACTACAATTAAATGCACAAGAGATAAATAAAGATATGTCTTCGGTATTTAAAGATATATACTTTAAGTCGTGTTTTTGTTTTGAAGCCGCGACGGGAACTAATAAGTTTGCAGACAAAAATGCAGTTGCAAACGAACTGATTGAGTTCAATCCAGGTAATGGTAAGATTACCGCACATTTATCTATGAAGAAAATTGAAGACGCAAAACCACTTGCACAATCTAATTCATTCTATGTATCATTTAAAACAGGTGGTGGTGGTTCTAAACCATACCTTGCTTTGAGAACCAAGAAAATGAGTAAGAAACAGTTGTTGGGTGAGGAAGTAGAATCATTCAGAGATATTGTAGTTGAAGAGTTCTCAAAATCAGATTATGGTATGAGTGTGTTGAACGAAGCAAATGAACAACAACTTAATGAATTCCAAATATTCAATAAATTATCTAAAGGTCTGAAAAATGTGACCTCTAAGATTAAATCAAAAGTAAAGAAAATATTGGATGCAATATTAAAAAGAATCAAATATGCATTCGATACAATAAAAAAATTGGGTCAAAGTATGTTTGATGGAATTATGCACTTCTTAGGCATGGATGTGTCTTCGGTGAAGATTTCATCGGGTGGTCAATTCCCATTAGTGTAGGAGAGAATGAGTGAGAACGCAATTATTATGTACGTTTACAACAGAATCTTCGTTTGAGGATTTGTTAACTAAGATATTTGGTGGATATGAGTTATTCAGTAGAAAAATATTTATACTTAAATTAGACCCAACTAAAGAGCTGGTGATAAGTTATAATATTATACCAAACAGAGATACGGAATTCCTACCATCAACTATTATGGTACATAGGAAAAAGGAATCTAATACAATGTATACCATCAATGCACTAAACAGACTTATAGAAGGTTTAAATGGTGGTAGATTGGATAAATCATATCAGATTGAATGGGGGGATTATCGTAATTCAATGATTCTAACTGATGGTGATGGTTTCAAAATTATGAAAACCAATCTATTCAGAATAATTGATGTTAATTAAAAAAGTTTGATATTTATTACAATAGGATATATATTATGGCAAACATAGAACAAAACAGAAAATTGATGGTTGAACAGATGAAAACTCTAAAACAACCTAAACTTATTAAAGAAGGTAAATTAACTGAACTCAAGTTATTCGGATTAATTGAATCATCAGATGGTAGATTTAGCGGAAAAGCACCAGATGTATTAATTCAAGCATCCAACCTCAAAGCTGCTGAAAAGTTGGCTGATGAATACACCAATGGGCAGTATTCACAATATAAAAATGGGTACTTCCATTTAAGACCTGAGACCATCAAAATATATAAATAAAAAATAAATTAAAAAAAACAACAAAACATTAGGAATATCCAAATTAATGTTGTATATTTACAAAGTAATGATTGAGAGATGTACTCTCTCAACCTTACAGATATATTGATTATTTAGAATTGGCGTAAAGTTCGCCCTTAGTAAAATAAATAATCGGTGGTTTTAAATCCACTATAAAAAATTAAGACCATGTCAACACATGGGGGTAAATTAGTGTTGAAAATAAAAAACAAATATAATTAGGAAATTAGAAATAGTTTTCGTATATTTGTTTAAATAATAATAATTAATAACTAAAAAAGAGTAATTATGGCAATTGACTTAAATGCAATCCGAAACAGACTAGACAGTCTGCAGACAAAGGTACAGAAAACAGATAACCTTTGGAAGCCGAAGCCCGGCAAACAACAAGTAAGAATCATTCCTTACGTTCACAATCAATCTAACCCTTTCATTGAACTATTTTTCCACTATGGATTTGGTGGTAAGAATATTCTCTCACCACAAACACATGGTGAAGCAGACCCATTAGTGGAGTTCGCTGACCAATTGAAATCAACTGGTGATAGAAATGATTGGAATCTTTCAAAGCAATTAACACCTAAGATGAGAACTTACGTTCCTGTATTGGTTCGTGGTGAAGAATCTGAAGGAGTTAAATTTTGGGGATTTGGAAAGACTGTGTATCAAGAACTTCTTGCTTTCTTCGCAGACCCAGATTATGGTGATTTAACAGACCCAACAAGTGGTAGAGATATTACAGTTGAGTTTAAAACTGCCAAAGAGTTGGGTAAGAACTATCCTGAAACTTATATCAGAGTAAAACCAAACCAAACTCCAATTACAGAAGATAAGAATGTATTAGAATCTGTAAAAGACCAAATCGAACTTCCTGGTATGTTTAAAAAATATACTTACGATGAGATGAAAGGTTTATTGGAAACTTGGATGGAAACTGGTCAAGTAGGTGATTCAGAAGAACAAGAAACCACACCATCGCAGTCCCAACCAACCACTTCAACTAGCGAACCACAGTCCGCTACAACTTCAAACGCATCAACTGCTGACGTAAAGGATGCATTTGATGATTTATTTAATAACTAAAATTAAGGAAAATGGCTAAAACAAATCGTGATGAATTATCATCGCTTTTAGCAGATAACCTTAATAAAAAGTTCAAAGGACAATCGCAAGTTGCGTATTTCTTAGATGGCTCTGAGCAGACACCCACCGACTTAACTGAGTGGGTGTCTACCGGAGACGATATGTTAGACTTAGCGATATCAAATCGACCAAATGGTGGATTTCCTGTTGGACGAATTGTAGAGGTTACTGGATTAGAAGCAAGTGGAAAATCTCTACTATCAGCACATACATTGGCAAATACCCAAAAGAAGGGTGGATTGGCTGTGTATATTGATACAGAGAATGCAATAAATCAAGAGTTCTTAGAAGCACTAGGTGTTGATACTGCAAAGTTACTTTATGTACCTTTAGATGCAGTAGAGGATATCTTTGATGCAATGGATTCGATTATAGAGTCTGTTCGAAAATCTGATAAAACTAGATTAGTAACAATCGTAGTAGATTCGGTAGCAGCAGCTACTACTAAAGTTGAATTAGCAGCAGATTATGACCAAGCAGGTTACGCAACCCAAAAGGCAATAATCATCTCTAAAGCAATGAGAAAGATTACTAATATGATTGGTAGAGAACGAATCTTAGTAGTATTCACAAATCAACTTAGAGTTAGAATGGGAGTATCCTTTGGAGACCCTTATACTACATCAGGTGGGAAAGCATTAGGGTTTCACGCATCGTGTAGATTGAGAATGAAACAAATGGGTAAACTTAATTCTAAAGTAGGTGGGGTTGAACAAACGGTTGGTATTAAGACCAGAGTTCAAGTCATTAAGAACAGAATGGGCCCACCACTAAGAGCAGTTGATTTTGAAATCTACTTTGATAGAGGTATTGATAGATATGGTTCGTGGTTGAACACTATGAAAACATATAAGTTGATACAGATTAGTGGAGCATGGTACACATGGACTGATGAATCAACTGGTGAGGAAATCAAATTCCAAGCAAAAGGTTTCACTAAAATCTTAGAAGATAGACCAGAGGTAAAGGAGCAAATGTATAAACAAATTTGTGATGCATATATCTTAGGATACAAAGAAGCATCCGAAGCAGCAAACACAGATACAACAAAGCTAGATGAAGGGCACGAAATCTAATTATAAGGAAATGTTTAATAAGTTATCAGAGACTCCTAAGAAGGATGTTAATGATAAGGTTATGATTGTAGATGGGCTCAATCTCTTTATCCGCTGCTTTGGTGCAGTGCCAACTCTGAATGATGATGGAGAGCACGTAGGAGGGATAACAGGTTGTCTGTTATCTCTCGGTGCTCTTATTAGAAACAATAAACCAACAAGAGTGTTGGTGGTTTTCGATGGTAAGGGTGGTTCTGCTCGTAGAAAGAAAATGCACAAAGGGTATAAGGACGGTAGAACTGGATTAACCAAAGTTAATAGATTGGTTGGTTACGAAGATTTAGAAGACCAAGCAGAATCTATGAAACGTAACTTTAACGCTTTAATCAAATACTTAGGGTTATTACCTGTTGATTTGTGTTATATTGATTACATCGAAGCAGATGATATTATGGCATACGCTGCCAGACATATATTTAAAAAAGAAGTTTTGATAATTTCCTCTGATAAGGATTTCTTACAATTAGTTGATGATAGAATTTCAGTATATCTACCAACTAAGAAGAAGATGATGTTCAAAGAGGATGTAAAAGAGTTATATGGAGTTCCATCAAAAAACTTAGTATATTATAGAATTTTTGATGGTGATAAATCCGATAATATTCCTGGCGTAAGGGGCATCGGACCAAAAACACTAATAAACAAATTAGATTTCCTTCAATCGGATGGATTAACATTAGATACCTTATTTGAAAGGGTATCTCAATTGGATGATGAAAAACTGAAAAACAAAATATTGGAACATACCGATACTTTGAAATTAAATTACGATTTAATGCAGTTATCAGAACCAATAATGGGTTCAGCGATTACATCAAATGTACGAAATATCATTGATACACCAATCAACGGATTAAATTCTTTTGAATTCAAAAAAGAGTTTATGGTTGATAAACTTTACACTGCGTTTAAGAATGTAGAAACGTGGTTGGTAAATACTTGGGGTGATTTGGATAGGTATTCAAAACAAACCAAAAAATAATTTGGTAAATACAATAATAATTCGTATATTTAATCTATGGATAAACTTGGAAATAAGTTTGGAACAAGCTTTCAGATAAAGATTATATCAGCACTAT